ATGGGCGTGCCCGTCCCTTCGGCAGAAACACCCGACAGCAAGTACCCTTCTCTATCCGTCCTCACCTGGCTCATCATCTTTTTCCGGCTCCTCGTCTTGGGCGGTTTCCGCTTTCTCTTCGTCGTCCTCGTCGTCTTCGGCGCTGGCGTCCGCTTCGGCTTTGTCCTCTGGCGCGGCCTCCGCCGGGGCTTCTGGTGCGGCCTCGGCTTGCGCGGCGGTCAGCTCTTCCACCTTCGCTTTGAGCGCCGCCAGTTCTTCGGCGATGGGATTTGTATCAAGCGTGGGTTCGTCTTCGGCAATACTGGCCTCATAACGTTCCCGCAGCATTCTGATTTGGTCGGCCCAGTGTTTGCGGTGGGCGTCCTTGAACCAGGCCACCGCATTGGGGAACGCGCCCAAAATCTCAACTTCCATGATGAACTGGCGGAACGGCTCGGCGTTGGCGGCGGCCAGGATGACGCCCTGTGTCTCCACCGCGCCCGCGTTGACCGCTCGTGCGAACTCGATATCTTTTTGGAGTTCCTTATCCATTATCTAGCTCCTATCAGGGTAGGGGGCTTTTACACCCCCTACCATATGCTTATGTGATTAGGTGACAGCCGGAGCGGTCGTGGATGACGAGTAGTAGGCGAAGCGGTCATTTAACATGCCGAAGCCGTACATCTTGGAAACCTTGTACTCCAACACATCCGCGTTGAAGTAGGCCCAATCGTCATTACTGGTCTTTTGTACCAGCTCCAAATCCCACACCACCTGTTTGACCACCGCTTTGCGCGGCTCCATCAGCACCCAGCTATCCTCATCCAACTGGAAGGGCGACACCACGATCTGCGTGATCTGCCCCCGCAGCGGGTTGGAGACGCCCGTGCCGTACACCTCGGCGCTGGTGTTGCCGTGCGTTCGCATCAGCGTATCGGACAGTAACAGTTGCTTGGCCGCCCACTCGACATTAACCCCACAGATCAACATGGTGGGGTTGACGCCGTAGTAACGCCCGCTCTTGCGGTCTTTCATGGTGCGGAGCGTCTTGAGCGCCGTCATCAGCCCGGTAGCCGAGAACGTGGTAGCGGCGGTGTTGTTGCCAATGTCGTTATCGCCCCCGGTGCTGGTGCGTGTGAAGTTTCCTGCGGTGGTGATGACGGTATAGGCGTCGTCTTCCTCGGTGTAGGCCATCGCCCCCGCCAGGTCGCGGATTTGCTGCATGATGATATTGGTGCGGTCGAACAGGATCGCCTCACGTGAGATGCTCAGAATCGCGCCGCGTTTCTGATTGGTGATCTGCACCGACCGATCCAGGTCTAGCTCGGCGCGGGGGTAGTCCCCGCCTTCCGGCACGATGGGCAGCTTGCCCAGCGTTGACCCTTCGATCCACACTTCATCCGGTTTGTTGGAGCGCACTTCCTGTACCCACAGTTGGTGGGTGTTAGGCAGTTTAGCGTACTCCTCAAAGAGGATGGTACGCAACCCGGAGCGCAGCAGTTGGGGGAAGGTGGCGCTGTAGGTCGTGGCCGCCTCACTCAACTTCATCTGCTTGCCGTTTGACTCAAACAAACTGACGTCACCAGATGGGGGGGCGCTGTTGGTCAGTACCGTTTCCCTGATTTTCCCGGCCTGCGGGTCAAGGATTTCGATTAGTTTTGCGTTGTTCATCGCTGCCCCCTACCAATACGGTTGCGGGACGATGTTGACCGCTACGTCAAGCTGCCCCGCCCCACTATCGCCACCAAGCGGATGGTTGATGACCACTGCCACACCCGACGCCACCGCGCCGGTCGGGTTCCCGGAAATTTGCTGCACCGGGGCGGTCAGCCAGGTGGCTGCCAGTCCCGTTGCGCCGGTCGTGCCGCCGGTGTGCCCGTTGATGCCGCTGCCCGTTGTATCCGGGTAAGCGTGCGAACCGATGGGGATGGTGCGAGCCGTGCCGGAGTTGCCCGCGCTAACGCGGAAAACGCCCCGGCGGGCCACCACCATACCCGTGTTGTTGATCCATGCGCCCTGGCCGTCAACGGTGGGGTTCGGCTCCAACGCCACCCCCGCCGCTGATTGCTTGTATGCCGGGCTGCCAATCGTGGCATCGTGCGCGGCGATGGCCCATTGCGCCGACCAGATCACCCAGTCACCAATATTGATGAGGGTCAAGCCGGAGGCCGAAACGGGAATAACCGCATCGTCATACAAATAAGGCGCGATTTTTAAGTTAGCCATTATTTTGCTTTCTCCTGATTCGTTCCATAAATTCCTGCGGGGTTTCGTTATCGCGGGCCACTTCACGCAGCCCCAACGAAGACGCTACCGGGTTGCTGGCGGGCGCTGAAAGGGTCGGGTCAGGCATTAAACGTCCGGCCCCAGTCACCTTCACCGGTCGGCGGCTCTTGACGGCCTGCGCCTTTTTCATTTCACGCTCCAACAGTTCAACCCAGCGGCTCTCTTCCGCTTCCAGCAGTTCGCCCCGCAGCGACTGTTTCCACTCTTCGGGCAGTTTGGCCTGCATCAGGAGCCTGTCCACCTGCGCCGCTTTTAACGCGGCTTGCAAGGTGCGGATTTCCTCATCTTTCTTGACCTCTGCCTGTTGCGCCTCGGCCAGTTGCCCGGCCAGGCGGTCTTTTTCCTCACGGGCAGCCACCAGCGCCTTTGAATCACGCGGCGTCTTCCATTCCTTCTGTAACGCCGCGATTAGGTCTGGCCTTGCCTCGCGTAATTCATCCAATGCCATCGTTTCCAGTACCGCCGCCGTCCAGCCATCATCAGCCATCAGCAGGTGGTCAAACCCGCCCCCCGCCGCCGGTTCCGTCACCACGTCCACGCTGTTGGCGTGGGTGATGGCTTCCACAATGATGCCTTTCTGCCCCTCGGCTTCACCTTTCACGGTGCGCCCCAGGGCGTTGATGGACAGCCCCACGATATTGCGCTGGCCTTTGGCGCTTTCTTCAATCAAGGGCCATAACCAGCTTTGCGCCTCACCCAGTACCCTGAAATCGGCCAGCGTTGCCCCGTTCTCGTGGCGCGGGTTTTCGTACACCCCCACGATATCGCGCACACTGCGCTCCGGGCGGTTTTTGGTGTCCTGGCGGCTAGGGTGGTCGGCATAGGCTTTCGCCCCTTCCCACAGCGGGGCAGCTTGCGCCAATACCCCATCCCCGTAGTATCGCCCGTTTTTTGACCAGCCCGTTTTGATGAGCCGCGCCCCCATGATGGTATGGGTGTCCATATTCAAGGTGGCTTCGGTCAGGTCTACCAGTTCCCGAAGATGGCCCACCCGGTGGGTTGATTCCTGGGTGTTAGCGTTCAACGCCGCCACCTGCTTGCGGGCCTGCTCTTCGCTGTCGTGCGTGCCCAGCGCATCCCCCACCGGCTGCCCATCCTCATCAATCTGGTAGACTTTCCATTTACTATTGCGTTTGAACGCTTTCCAGGGCATGTAACCCTCCTGCCAAAACTAAAAGCCGTTTGTCCTGCCCCCGTGCGATAAGGGGCGGATAACGGCTCTTGGCTCTGCGGGTTATTCGGTTGTACTGGCGTTATTTCGCCAGATGTTCTAATTGTCCGATATGGATACTCACCTCACGGCGGGCTTTCTTATCCCAAAAGTATAAACACCCATCACCCAACCGCGCCAGCTTGACACCCCCCAGCGTGGTGATGAACAAGCCACTTTCCGGGAAGCGCCGGACTAACCAGGCAGTCGGCTCATTGGAGGCCGGAGTCACGTAATCGCTGCAACTCTGCTTTGGTTTCCTCATACACCTTCCCCCGCCCGCCACCAACGCGCTCTAACCATCCCTTAACCTTATCAATGTTTTCCTGCCGTTGGGCTTGTTTGGCCTCACGTCTGGCAACCACTAAATCCACCATTTCGGCGAAAGCGGCGTTTTCGTGCGCTTCCTGTTCCGCCCGTTCGTGCCAGATGGTGGTCGCCACCCATATCCCGCGCTGCATTCCTGTGAAATGCCCGACCAGATACGCCGCCGCGCCCAGCGCCAACCAGCCCCAACCCACGCGGGCCAGCAAATACCCGGCCACGCCCAGCAGGATTGCTAACAACCACGCTTTAGCTTTCATCATCTTCCCTTTTCCGCATCCACGCCTGATAATGGGCGGTACAGCAAAAGTGCATGTTAAGCTGCCGGGCCTGGTAGTAAGGCGGTTGCGGGCAGGGGCGGCAGTCAAACTCGTTGTGTGTCAACCAGTTGGCGGGCCAATGCTCGCTGAACTGGTGCGGGATGCGCGGGATCGGCGGTGAGATGTTCCCGCAATAGTTACACTCTAATCGATATTGAGTGAGTACCGTCATGGCTCTATTGGCTCTCCTCTTTAGGTTCAAACTGTGCCCCGTTGTCGCCTTTGTATGGTTTGGTATGATTATTATCACCGCGCCATATCTCTAATGGGATACCTTTCTGAAAAGCTGCACACTTACCATCACCCCAGTAATGTTCACACTGTATGCATTGCAACTGAACAGGCATTATGTAAGATACTCCTTCCACACTGCCACCATTTTGGGTGATAGGACATCCATTTCACCTAACATAAACGCACTAAAAGCCTCGGCGATGATTTCCGCCTTGTCTGGCCCAAACGGACTGGCAAACGGGTATTCTGATAATTTATATCTCCATTCTGGGCGAGCTTGCTCGGCGGCGGCTTCATATAATTGTTTTCTCCACGCTTTTCTGTCTTTGCCTAGTTTTCTATGGCCGGTGTTAAAAGCATGATGGCCCAGCTCATGCTCTATTAACGACGATATAGTATCCCCCACATTATGCCTTTTGTACTTAAAATGCTCATCCATCGCCTTAACCTTTCGCTGCGCCTGAGCATCAAGTTTGTCCATATTGGCCTTTAGGTGATTATATAGCTCACGTGCTTTGCCGACATAATTCGATTTATCTGTAGCAACTATTTTCTCCCATGTTTTTTTATCTTTGAGCTGCATTGTGTTTAACTCTAATCTGCCACCAGTACTCATCCGGGCCGCCCATGATGCTTTTTTCATCGGTCGGGCTATGATGGCTGACAATTTTTCCATACCTCGGTCTTGTAAACTTGCAATAGTAGGCACAATCTCATTTACTACTTCCAAAGATATACCGCGCAGATTAACAGGGTTGGTTGACTTATAACCTTTAGCTATAGCGTCTTCGTACCTTTTAATATCATACGGGTTTATAAGGTTCTCAGAAATCCACTTTTCTGCTGTCTTTTTATCCTCAAAAATTGGTATTGCTTGTTTTTTGCTGGCTTCTTCATCGTCTCCCAACTTCGGCGCATCCCGCCCCGCCCGGTCATAAGCGTTACCATAAGCATCTTTGGTCAGCCCTTGCTCTTGCGCCCACTGCTGGAAGCTGGGGCGCTGGCGGACGATGGCGTCCTCGATGTCC